CGCAGCTCACAAAATGATCCTGGAAGGCCGCGAGGCATTCGACGCCGCCTATCTGGTCAGCGACGGCCCGGTCAACGAGCGAACCGGCAAAGTCTACGGCAAGGACACCAAAGCCTATCTGGACTGGTTGTCGGTCCAGGAACACGCAGTCATCACGACCGAGGATTTCAACGAAATTCTGGCCATGAACGAAAACATCATCCGGCATCCGGAAATCTGCAAAAACATCCTGCTGCCCGGCGGCACCGCCGAGGGAGTAGTCCGCACGGAAGTGAACGGGATCAAATGTCAGATCCGAATGGATTATTTCCATCCGGAAACGGGCATCATCGACCTGAAAACCTGCCGCGACATAAAAATGTTCGAGTATGACATGCGGACCTACGGCTATGCTTTCCAAATGGCCTTTTACCGCCAGGTCCTGGCCGCCGCAACGGGCACGACCTATCTGGTCCACATCGTGGCAGTCGACAAAACGGATTTCCATATCGCCGGATACTGGTCCCTGCCCGCCGCCGAACTGGATATCGCCGAACGGATCAACACGGCCGCCATGAACCGCCTGAAAGAATGCCGGGAAACGGATTTCTGGCCGACCGGCTACGAACGCAAGCAGATTTTCACCCTCAACAAGTGACGCGAACTGTGGACGGACTGGACGGACCTGACGGACAGGACGGACACCGCGAAAAAGAAAGGTAAACATGAGTATTTTAGAAACCATCACCAGGGGGAAAACCCCGAAACCGCCTATTATCCTGCTTTACGGGCAGGAAGGCGTCGGCAAATCAACATTCGCCGCCAAGGCGCCGGCAACGATTTTCATCCCGACCGAAGACGGCTTGAACGAGATCGACTGCGCCAAATTCCCGATTTCCAAAGATTACAAATCTTTCAAGGAAAAACTGCTCGCGATCCGGGACGAAAAACATGACTTCCAGACACTCGCAATCGACAGCATTTCCGCAGCGGAACGGATGCTTTTCCGCTACATCTGCGAACGCTACGGAGTAACCAACATCCTGGACGCGGCCGGAGGCTACGGCAAAGGCTACAAGGAATATACGGAAGAATGGCTCAACATTTTCGACCTGCTCACGGAAATCCGCGACCAGCGCAACATGTCGATCATCCTGATCGGACACTGCGACGTCGTCCGCGTATTTTCGCCGAGGATCGGCCAATACGACCAATTCCAGCCGAGACTCTACAAAAAAGCCATGGATATCCTGGTGGAATCCACGGACGGAGTCTTTTTCGCAACCCGCAGGATCCGCAAGACGAGCGAGGACGCCGGATTCAACAAAAAAGACGTCCGGACCGAGGCAATCGGCCGCGACGGCGGCGAACGGATCATCATCACCGACGGCGGCGGCATCGACGGTCCCCAAATCGCGAAACGCAGATTTGAAGGACTGCCGCAGGAACTTCCGCTGGATTGGAATGCTTTCCTCACCGCCTGGCAATCAACCTACACCAACCCAACCACCAAAGGAGAATAAAAAATGGCAATTTTCGGAAACAACAGAATCGATTTCAACGAGGTCCAGGCGACCGGTGAACTGCTCCCCGCGGGGATGTATCAGGCGATCATCGTGGAATCCGGAGGCAATCCGGAAGACGACCGCACCGGCGAGGATGGACTGGTCAGCTGCAAAAACGGCAAAGGCCGCTATCTCCCCATGACTTTCGAGATCATCGAAGGCGAACACAAAGGCCGGAAAATCTACAAGAATTTCAATCTGGAAAACCCCAACGAAATGGCGGTCCGGATCGCACAAAGCGAACTCAAAGAACTGCTCCAGGCGATCTGCTGGGACTTTTCCGCGAAACCTTACGGCCCGGACGACACAACCGAAATGCACATGATCCCCATGACCCTGCAGATCACGATCCGCAAGGACAAGAATTCCGACGAGGAACGCAACGAGATCAAACATTTCAAGCCGAAACAATCTTTCGGAACGGCACCGGCGCCGACCACGACCGGAAAACCGGCGACGCCCGCGGCACCGGCAGTCCCGCCCTGGCAGCGGAAAGCCGACCCCCCGAAGACGGAAACACCCAAGGCCGAAGCGCCAAAAGCCGAAACACCCAAGGCGCCCGCGGAAGGTGAAAAGAAATGACCGGCGAAGTGATCGAGCTTGAATTGCCTATCGCCATATCGGAAAACCGGTATCGGCGATATGTCCCCGGCTGCAATCATCCGGTCATCAGTCACGAGGGAAGGAAATTCAAAGAGACGGTCAAGCACCGTTTTTTTGAATCCGGACAAAGTAAAATTCCCGGCCCGGTATCGGTCACGCTGGAATTTTATCCCCCGGACAACCGGAAACGCGACCTGGACAACCAGTTCAAGTGTCTTTTCGACAGCATCGTCCACGCGGGATGTATCGAGGACGACAGCCAGATCATCGAGCTCCACGCCTACAAGCGGGAAGCGATCGACAATCCGGCCGGCCTGAATTTCATCCGGATCACCCCCGCGGAAAGGCGCTGAAAATGCTTGATCTACGATACTACCAGCAGGAGGCAGTCAACGCGGTCTATGCCCATTTGCAGGCGAAACCGGACGCGAACCCCTGCGCTGTCCTGCCGACCGGAGCCGGAAAATCTATCGTCATCGCCAAGATAGTCTCCGACGCCGCGACGCTCTGGAACGGTCGTATCCTGATCCTCGCACACGTAAAAGAGCTCCTGGAACAGAATGCCGCGAAAATCGCCGCGCTCTGTCCGGAGCTCCAGATCGGCATGTATTCGGCCGGACTGAACCGCCGCGACACCGAAAACCAGGTCCTTGTCGCCGGAATCCAATCGGTCTACACCAAAGCCGCCGAGCTGGGAAAATTTGACCTCATCCTGATCGACGAGGCACATCTGATCCCGCCCGACGGCGATGGCATGTATCAGACTCTTTTGAACGAAGAAAAAGAGCTGAATCCGAATGTCAGGCTGATCGGCTTCACCGCAACGCCCTACCGGCTCCGCGGCGGCCTGATCTGCAAAAAGGAAAATCTGCTGAACGAAATCTGCTACGAAATCGGAGTCCGGGAACTGATCCTGCACAAATATCTTTCCCCGCTCCGCAGCAAAAACGGCCGGACGAAAGCGGACCTGATGAATCTGCATATCCGCGCCGGGGAATTCCTGGCAGACGAAATCGCCCAGCGGATGGACAATGCCGAACTGGTCCACGCCGCCTGCCGGGAGATGAACACCCTGACCCGTGACCGGAAAAAGGTGCTGATCTTCTGCTCATCCGTGGCCCATGCCGAACACGTAAAAGCTGAAATCGAAAAGGAATCCGGCCAGGAATGCGGAATCGTGACCGGCAACACGCCGAAAGATCTGCGAGCTGAAATCCTGGACCGCTTCAAGGGAATTCCGATCAAAGCAGATCTTTTCGGAAATGTGAAACCTCCGCTGAAATTCCTGGTCAACGTATCGGTCCTGACCACAGGATTCGACGCGCCCGCGATCGATACGGTGGTCCTGCTAAGGCCGACGGCCAGCGCAGGGCTCTACTATCAGATGGTGGGCCGTGGCTTCCGGCTTTCCCCGGACACGGGAAAAGAGGACTGCATGATCCTGGACTACGGCGGCAACATCATGCGGCACGGTCCGGTCGACATGATCCGGATCGAGGAAACCTCGCCCGACGGCAAAAAGAAACAGCCGCCGGCCATGCGGGAGTGTCCGCAATGTATGGCCGTCTTCCCGGCCGGCCGGATCAAGTGTCCGGACTGCGGATATGAAATTCCGCGGGAAGAGGGAAAGCTGCATCACAACAGCCACGCGGCCAGTGACGGGATCCTGTCTACGGAAAGTTCGGAAGCGGAATTCGAGGTGAAACGAGTTTACTACTCCAAACATTTCAAGCGCAACGCGCCGGAAAAGCCGCCGACTTTCCGGGTCGAATACTACATCGGATTCAACGACTACATATCCGACTGGGTATGCCCGGAACATACCGGATACGCCCGGAAAAAGGCTGAAAAATGGTGGGAGGATCGGACCGGATTTCCGCTGCCGGACACGGTCGACGAGTGCATGATCTACGCCGACGCCGGAAAGATCAGGGAACCGACCAGCATCAAAGTCAAAAACATGCCCGGATCGAAATGGCCGACGATCACCGGATATGTTTTCCCGGAAAACACCGAAACGGACGAAGAAGAACCGTCCCCGGCGATTTCCGAGCAGCAGGCGCTGCTGATCTACGAACGCCGCCTCGCCGAGATCCGCAAGGAAATCGCCGCGGCCGGGAACTGGATCGACGTGGACGCCGATCCGGACGAAATCGAAGAACGCCGGGCGATCCAGACCGAGGCCGACGCCCCGGAAACGGACGAAGAAGAACCGGACGACATGCCGTTTTGAGGTGAAAGCATGAACCAGAAGCCTGACATATCGAACATCGATCCCGAGACCTGGAAATTTCAGGTCCGGATCAACGGATACGACGAAAACGGGTATTCCCGATTTGCGATCCGCTTTCTGATGGCGGTCCTGCTGAATCCCGACATCCTGGAAGAACTCAAAAAACGCCCGAACCGATTTCAGATCTGGTATATGAAAAACCGCGAAAAAGTTTTGATCAAAAACCGGATCTGGAACAAGAAACATCAAGCAGAAATGCGAAAAGCAAGAGAGAAATGGAGAGCAAAAATGCAACTGAAAGAAAATTATACTTTTGCGGAAATCAATGCCGCGCAAAAGTTACCGCTGAACGAGAAAATCAAAATATCGCTGGAAGTCCTGAAACAGGTCCAACAGATCAGCCGGCACGGAATCGGAATCGCCTTTTCAGGCGGGAAAGATTCGCAGGTCGTCGCCGACCTGATCGAAAGATTCTGTCCGGAACTGCATAAAAAATGTTTCCTGATTTTCGGCAATACCGGAGTTGAATTTCCGGAGAGCCTGAAATTTGCCCGCGAATATGGAAAAAAACATTTCGGAGACCGCTTTTTCGAGACAAAACCGCTGCCCCTGCCGGAGGATGAATTACGCTACGACGCCGCCCGGCAACTGGTCGATCAGCTGGAACAGGAAAACGCTTTATCCGAAATCCTGAAAGACGACGGAAAGCTGGCCGGACAAAAATCCCTGATCGCCGCCGCGAAAAAACGCGGATGGACGCTGGATAAAAACAACTGCTTTTTTGCCGGACATCCGATGAATTTCATGTATTGCCTGGAACAATACGGAATGCCGCTCCTGGGGAAATCGGCATCGAAACTGGACGCGCACCGGATCAATATCGAATGTTTCCTGAAATATTCCAAAACGGCCAGCGAAAGCGAAAAACTCAAAGACTATTACAGCATTTTGAAGGAATGCAAATTCAGTCAGCATTGCTGCAAGCTGCTGAAAAAAATGCCCTCGGAAAAGCTCCAGGCCGAATTGAATCTGGACGTCATCATCAAAGGACTGATGGCCGAAGAAAGCCATACCCGGATGATCAACGTTTCCACGCGAGGCCACATTTTCCAATCGCACCGGGACCACATCACCGACGGTCCTTTTTATCACGTCAGCCCGATAGCGCTCTGGACCGAACGCGACATCTGGAACTACATCAATTTCTACAAGCTGGAATATTCCCCGCTGTATGACATCACTTTCGAGGACAAAGACGGCAAAACGCACCACATCGAGCGGAACGGCTGTATGTTTTGCGGAACTGACATCCTATACCGGGACAATCACCTGGCAACGCTCCGGAAGACGCACCCGAAAGCCTACGAAGTCTGCATGGAGAAATTCGGCTACCGGAAAGCGCTGCATACCCTTTTCAAAAAATACAAAAAGCAGGGAATCATGGAAGCCATGACCCCGGAAGGAGCAACGGCCCGAATGCTTTTTGCCTGCGGCGACCTGGAAAGCATCAAACGTGCCCGACCCTGCGCATACGACGAGATCGGCGACATGATGGAACTAAAAAAAACCGAATACGACCCCGAAAACGAAAATCTGGAGGAATGAAAAATGTTCGACTATGTATTCAAAATGAAATTCAGGGAAATGATCAAAAAATTCAAGGCCGAGGCATATTCCAACGCCGAAAGAAAAGGATTTCACGATCTCACGATCACCAACGGCGAATATATCGCACTGATCCACAGCGAATTATCGGAAGGACTGCAAGCCTTACGGGATGGAAATCCCCCGGACAAACACTGTCCGGAATTCAGCAGTCTGGAAATCGAAATGGCCGACGCGGTGATCCGGATCATGGACTACGCCGCCGCCAGTGATTTGGATATCGCCGGCGCGATCATCGCCAAAATGGAATACAACACGACCAGGCCATATAAACACGGAAAGAAGTTTTGAAAATGAAATACATCGATTTTTTGAAGGGAAAAACCGCAATCGCAAAACTGGAAGGATTCACGGTCAACCGGGAAGATTTGCCCGCCTGCCTGATGGAACATCAGAAAGACGCGGTCATCTGGGCCCTGCGCGGCGGATGCAGGGCAATTTTCGCACAATTCGGACTGGGAAAGACCGCCGACCAGCTCGCGATCATGCAGCAGATTGTGAAAAAATATCCGAAAGGCGGGAAAACGCTGATCGTCATCCCGCTGGGAGTGAAACAGGAATTTTTCCGCGACGCCGAAAATCTCTTTCAGATGAAATTGGATTATGTCCGCACGGACGAGGAAGTCAAGGCGGCCGGCCGGTACTGCATCACCAATTATGAACGGGTCCGGGACGGACAGATCACGCCGGAACAGTTCCTGGCCATAAGCCTGGACGAGGCGAGCATCCTGCGAGGCTACGGAACTAAAACTTTTCAGGAAATGCTGAAATTGTGCCGGAACGTAAAATATAAATTTGTGGCGACGGCGACACCTTCCCCGAACGAATACAAGGAACTGATCCACTATGCCGGATTTCTGGGTGTAATGGATACCGGCGAGGCACTGACCAGATTTTTCAAACGGGACAGCGAAAAAGCCGGCAACCTGACGCTCTACGAACATAAGGAACAGGAATTCTGGCTCTGGGTAAGCTCCTGGGCGCTTTTTGTGCAGAAACCGTCCGACCTGGGATATTCCGACGAGGGATATGACCTGCCGCCGCTGAATGTGATCTGGCATCGCGTCGAAATCGATCACCTGAAAAAAGTCAAAGTGGACCGCGACGGTCAGCAGATGTTTTTCCACAATGCCGCGGCATCCCTGCCGGACGCGGCACGGGAAAAGCGGGACAGTGTAGATTTGCGAATCGCCGAAATGATGAAGATCATCCAGGCCGAACCGGAAAAACATTTCATCCTCTGGCATCATCTGGAAAAGGAACGCGAGGCTATCGAAAAAGCGCTGCCGGAAGCGGCAAGCGTCTATGGTGATCTTGACCTGGAAATCCGGGAAAAGAGGATCATCGACTTTTCCGACGGTAAACTGAAATATCTGGCCACCAAGCCGGAACTGTCCGGATCCGGCTGCAATTTCCAGCGGCACTGTTCCGACGCGATTTTTGTCGGCATCGACGCCAAATTCAATGACTTTATCCAGGCAGTCCACCGGATCCAGCGCTTCCAGCAGAAAAACCAGGTCAATATCCACATCATCTACGTGGACAGCGAGGAATCCATAAAGTCAATTCTGCTGGCCAAATGGAAACGTCACCGCGAACTCACTGAAATCCTGACCGGGATCATCAAAAAATACGGACTTTCCGAAGAAAACATCAAGCGGACTTTGCGCCGCAGTCTGGGGATCGAACGCGAGGAATTCAAAGGAAACCGCTTCACGCTGGTCAACAATGATTGTGTCGAAGAAACCATGACCATGCCGGACAACTCCGTGGACCTGATCTGCACCTCAATTCCTTTTTCGAATCACTACGAATACTGCGCGAGCTATAACGACTTCGGGCACAACAGCGGGAACGACACCTTTTTTCAGCAAATGGATTTCCTGACGCCGGAACTGCTGCGGATCCTGAAACCGGGAAGAGTCGCCGCGATCCACGTCAAGGACAGAATCCTTTTCGGAAACGTGACCGGCGCCGGAT